CTTCACGCCTTGTGCGTGACCTCCAAACTCCATTTTCGTCTTTCGGGCCTCTCCCCTTGTTGCAAACAAATCAATCACTAGAGGCTTTGCATTTTCTTTCTCAGCCACTACAGCGTAGGTTGTTACGGTTGTCATCTTAGTTCTCCTCGTTTATTTTGCTATGGGTAATATTATACAGCATCTATCAGGTATTGCAAGCACTATTTTCAATTATTTATCAGTGGATCTCGGAGTATCTGAACCCAAATTGTGTTTCACATCCAAGCTTACGTCTTAGTTTAAAATCTTCGTTCACCTTCTCAATGCTAGAGTGGATAATCTCCTTAAACTCTTCCCTATATTGTGGTGTATCCTTGAAGACAATAATGTTCTCATCATGAAAGCTTCCTGTCAACGTCTTTTTACGGTATTTTTCCTCCATCTTAGTCAGAATGTTGTCAACCCACATATCAAAGAAGAAGCTCCCCGTACCTTGTGCAAGAGTTGAGAATCTGTCCGACTCCTTACGCAAGCTATAGCAAAACCCATTAACAGGGTTTACCAACCACTTATCCCCACGGCTATCTACAACTACAACCTGCTCATCTGCAATAGCCTTAACTGCCCAATTAAGTTTCCAATACGCTTCATGCAGTCGTTTACCTTCTTCAAGTGGTACTCCTGCTGCTTGGGCAATTTTGGCCGCTCCTGCATTGTACACAGAGGCATAGTTAGTTGTCTTACCCTTCTTACGTGCAGCTTTTGCGTTGGCTGTTTTGTTTCCTAGTTTAAACTGGTCAAACTCTTCCTGAGTCACCATACCAGCTGTCAAAGCCATGAGGATGTGTGGATCAAAATCATCCTCTTGCATGGTAGCAACGTATTCCGGGTCATGTGGAAGCATAAAATGATGCTTCGTTCGATCTTCAAGACTGCTCAAGTCAGAGCCAGCACTTACTTTGCCTTTTCCAGCAACCAATACCCCACGAACAATCTTACCATATGGCTTATCAACACCAGCAAGGTTTACGATTTCCGCATGTTGGACACGTAGAGTATTGGTAAATCCATTTATTCGAGCCTGAAGCTTGCCGTTGTAAAGATCACGTTTAAAACCATTCAACACTCCCAGCCTATGCTTTAGTACGCAGTATTTGGCATACACTCTAATCTCAGGCACTTCCTCCGCCAACTCCTCTAGAGATGGGCAAAGTTCCTTACCCTCCTCACCTCCCACTGTAATTTGAGGGATTGCTCTGTCTTCTGGTCTAGCCTCTTTCCAGTTATTCCAAGCCTGACGGTTTGCACCTTCCCTTGGTTTACTCGCAATCCATCTATTAAACGCTTCATCGTCTCTTTCATATTTAAAACTTTGAGGAACCCAACCTTTGGAGTATAGAAAAGCTTTAATTTGATCAGGGCTGTTGGCATTTGGTTCTTTATACCCTGTCAACACCTTAACACAATCTTCTTTGTTTGAAGGTTTAGTCATTGGTGTGCCTTTGTCATCAACAGCCTTAGTTCTGATTAACTCTTTAATCTCTTCCCAAGCCTTGCCCGATGCCGAAAGCTCCCCATTGGTTTTATATGGCTTTGCTGGGGCCTTTCTGTCTGAATACTGAGGAACCATAGGCATGACAGATTCCAGCTCTGCTTTAGCCTTAATACCTTCTTCTGTAAGTTCTTCAATAGAAGATTCAAGAAGCTCAACATCTACATCCCAACCTGTTTGTTCCTGAAGCTTTGCACAATCCATCTTAAACATTAGGAAAGTTAGTATACGATTAATAGCCTCTTCTACTGAACTTCCAACAAATTGGTCAAGGTAGATTTTCTCATCTTCTGACATCCTTTTACCGCCAACACTGCCATCATCAATTTTAGCCTGAGCTAAAGCGTAGATTTCAATCAGACGTTGTTTTAAATCTTTCCATAGTGCAACGTTAATCTTTACGTCTTCAGAGCATCGATGGGCGTACTCTTCGTAGGATAGGTTCTGCCAATCTTCTACAGGAGGTTTTTCAATCCCGTAATCTTCGTGGAAAGTTCCCAAACCATGTTTATTCCTATTGAAGTTAAGATACCAGCTTAGGGCTAGAGTATCGATAACCATCAGCTTGGATAGATCAATACCTAAAAGCTTCTCAACTAATACAACGTCAAAAGAAATACCATTATGCACAACAAGAGGTATTTGATTGTCAATGTGGTAATCAAAGAACTTCTTTATACGATCAGAGTCACTGCCTTTAATAGTTACATTTTTACCTCCATCCATTTGGCAGCAAAGCACATGGATTTTGGTTGCTTCCCTAAGAAGGCCATCACTCTCAAGGTCAAAAACCGTGGCCTTCTGCCAATTATGGATAAGTTTCATCTCTACTCCTTAAAATTCACTGATCCGTGCCGATTCGAATATCCAGCACCCATTAAATTTAGCACATCAATTTGATAGAGTCTATACTCTTCAGCAAGAAATTCAGCCAACTCTTTACCGTACACATTAACAGAAAAGCATTTTGTTCTGGGTTTACCGCTCAAATCTCGCCAGCCTGCAACATAACGATCTACGTAATTTCCATTACGAGTCTTTACAGTTTGAAAACAAACACCATGAATACCTGATGTGTTACTCTTCATCATTGGTTTGTTTCGTGCATTCAGGGTATGTCCTACCAACCTCAGATTATGAATCTTATTGTTTGATGGGTTTCCATCAATGTGGTCAATGTGTAAACCATCTTGATTTTCAAAATTATTAAGTAAAGCCCAAACTATTTTATGGGCTTTGTAATGGGTTCCGAGGGCATGGACCCGCCAGTAGCCATCATCGTTTGACCCCACAACATCTCCAATCTTTGCTGTACTTCCTTTCTTATAGACTCTCTTCCAACGAAGGCCGCTAGGAGAATCTTCATCATAATAAAAGAATTCTGCTAAGTACCCTCCATATTTGTAGGCATTGTCTGGAATTTCATAGTTTAACTCCAGATTATCTATTTTACAGTTTGACGGGTTTCCGTCTTTATACATTACGTCACGTCCATCCGGTATAGGCCCATTAAAAAGTTGCCAGACAACCCTAGTCGCCGCGTAGGGCCATCCATTAAAATGGATCGTCGGGTATCCTTGTGAATTAATGCCGCCTGCGTGTCCGTTGTTAGTTCTTGCGACGGGCTTTCCCCCACGACCTACACGGAACTTACTAATCCAAGACAAACAAGTAGGACTTGATTCATCATACTCTAAAATCTCAGACCAATTGATGTTTTCTGTTTTACTGACTTTCATAGCTCTCTATCTCCGAAATAATTTCTGGGTGATCGTCCTTATATTGCTCCCAATCATGCAACAAACCTGTTTTATAGTCAAAGAAGACTTCACAGGCTAGCCCTGTACTTGCTCCATGACGATTTTTATGAATTGTAACTTTACTTACATTACGCAAAATAGGGTTTTCATGTAGCTTGTCCCGCTCAATGCTTATCGTTTGTGCAGCACTCTTCATAACGGTAGAAGACCCGATAATATCACTTTCTGTCAAAACCCCTGCCGCATTGGATGAGAGTTTCCGTGTGTGACAGATCAAAACTACCGAAAGTTGTGGGTACTCAAGAATCAGTTTTTTAAGCCAAGCGACAAAAGATTCTTGTTCTTCAAGAGAAGTTCCAGCAGTCAAGTCCGAATATGGGTCTGCAACAAGGACAGTAACTCCCAGTTGGATGACCATTTCGAGGATGCTTGCTTTTGTGTCTTCCAGTCCCGCTCCTCGGCTGTCGTAAACATAAAAACGGCTTTTACCTGTTTCATCACACAGGAACTCATCCACCTTAGCTTTAATATCAGGTCGTTTAAGGTATTCTAGACGTTCTGGTCCTGACAAGCTATTCAGATTTACCCCTAAGTAACGGGAAATAATATTAGTTGCATACTTGTCTTTAGTTGCCTCCAAAGACATCACACCAACAACTTCTTTTGTCTCATTCATCACCCAGTGATTGACACAGGTGTCAACGAAAAGGCTCTTGCCTTGCGAAGTTTGGGCAAATATTACAGACAACTCATTCTTAACCCAACCACCACCGAACATATCGGCAGCTTTCTTCATAAATGGCGGCAGGGTAAGTCGCTCCACATTAGTGTAGTTTAGGGCTGCATCATATAGGGTACTAGATGCGTGAACGCCACTAGGTGTCCAAGGTTTAGCTGCCCAGAAATCGTTTACAAGTTCTTGCTCTTTGCCTTTCTCTACATACTCATTGCAGTCTTTATATCTCAACCGCATGATATACACTTTTCCTCTTGGCAAAACTTTACAAATCTTCTCAGCAGCTTGTCTACCTGCCTCATCTTCGTCCATACACACTACGATCTTAGAGTGCTTCTCAAAGAATTTGTAGTGGGTTTGAATTTGCTTCCAAGCTCCAGATTCTCCGATTGTGGGAGAAACTACAGCCGCACTGTTAAATTTCTTGTTAGTTTGGTTGTCTGCTAAGACTTGATAAAGGCTCAGGGCATCTACCTCACCTGCACAGATAACCACAGTATCTTTATGAGTAGGGAATTTGAACTGCATAAAAAGATCACAATCTTTTCCAGTCTCCCCTATAGCTTCAAAGCGTTTAGGGTGATGCCGCACCTTTTGACCTACCAGCTTAGAATCCTTTGTGCAAGGATAGTATGTTGCTACCACACTTCCATCTTCCTCGCTGTAGCTATAACGGACACCAAAAGACTTGCTAATATCTGTACGAATCCCCCGGTAGTTTCGGCTGTCTACTCCAGTTATCCCCTTAAGTTTTGCATAAACCTCATCATTAAATATAGTTCCCACCAGCTCAATCTCCTCTTCTACTTGACCATTCTCTTCAATCCACTCTTGACTTGGGAAAGTCCATTCACAGCAAAAACAAAATGATCCGCGATGCTTTCCGTTCTCATCAAGACCATAAACCATTAAGTTATTTTGTGATCGGTCCCTACCATTATGGCGACAACGGGGACACTGCGTTTTACCTTCCTTAGACAGATCAATATCCACCCCATACCTCGTGACTATAGTCACTATCTAATCTCCTATTGATTATAAACCAAAATCCAAGTGCCGTTATTAGGATTGAAAGCATACTCCTCTCGTGTATACAACGTTTCAATCAAGCAAACGTATTCACCGTTAAACGCTGTCATTGGTGTTTGGTGAATACTCACCACAGCATCTGGATTACGCTCTGCTACACGCCTACGTAAAGCCTGCTCAAATGCTTGTAGGGTATTCATCAAAGCTCTCCTTCTCAAAGTCTTCAAGCGCTGCAAGCATCGCTAACAAATCTTCTTTTGACAAGGCCATAGATCCCTCATCGTCACGATCATAAACTTCGACAGTATAATCATGAAATACTACCCAACGACCACCATATGTTAGTTCGCCTTTAAATCTCTTCATACCCTACCTCCTTGAATAACCTTCAAACCACCTTTCACTTTCTGCATCTTAAGCTCTTTCTGTAGCTTTGCTAGATTTTCATCAGCAAACCTTAGTTTTCTTTGTTCCACGTAGTTAGAGAACCAACTCTGCATTTCATTAATAAATGATAAAGGGAGAGTCTCCAATGTTTCAAACATAATTTCATGCTGCTTAGTAAACTCAGAATTCATAATTTTCATACCTTTCAATTAATGCCTTTGCAATACGTGGGTCAGTTTGCTCTGATGCCAGCTTATAAGCAAGTTTTAGTTTGAAAGCTAACCAAGCTTTGTGTGCTTCTAATTCACTATTAAAGTAACCAAGATGTTTTTGCTTACCGTTAATATTACACCAAGCTTGAAACTTACTACAATCCTTACGCCAACAGACACCGATCATGTAATCACCGCGAGAAGCATTTCGTTCAATAAGAAAGATGTTTACTTTCTGATCTACAAATACACAGGTTTCAGGGCTATAAATCTTGTTTCCCGGAAAGAGAATATCTTTATCTAAATGCTTGTCTTTCCAATCTTGCCTCTCCATCCACAGTCTGAAGTTACTAAAGGTTAACCATTCCTCACAAACTGTACATCCTTTGTAAGTACGATTCTCTGTTGTTTGCTTTTTGGAATAACAACGTTGTAGCATATTTTTCCATTTCTGGTAGAACGGGCAGATCCACACCTGCTCTTGCTTTCGTTTACCATTTTCATAACCGAGCGTTATAAGCTTTCTGACAGGATAATCGGCATCATTAATACCAACCCCGTATACCAATCTTTTGTTCATAAACCTTCTCCTGCCATATGTTCACAAGCATTAGACCAACCATCTTCATATCCTTCTAGACGAGCTTCATCAATCTTCTCTTCTAATCGCTTTAGTACATCACTTTCCACCATACCCTCCAAAGCTCGTAGGATGAGCGGAGACACGTCATAACCGTCTACAGCTACTAACCCTTGCTCCGCTGCCTTTCGAAGCTCTGAGGGGCTATACAGAGTCGTATACTCAGCAATTGTACTCATTTCAATTCCTCCAATCCTCTAAAGCAACCAATGAAATCGTCACCATCTTTCTTACTGACCAAGACGATACCACCTTTCTTCTCACATTGCAATTCTAATTTCTTAGTCTCTTTCTGATCAGCCATATCAAGCATAAGCATAGCTGAGCTAAAGGTACAAATAAACCAAAGTAGGATTAGTGCTGGCATTTCATTTCTCCTCAAGAAAATTGATGTACGAGTATAGATTACAGCACACATTCCAACCTGTCAAGCAAAATTGTATTCCTTACCACTTACCTTACAAGCCACCAGAGTCTCCAGATTGACGTTTCTGAAGCTTTCTTTAGCAATGTCGACCAAGGTATAATACTCAGGCTTATGAGCCACTGTAGAAGCTTGTGCGGCCTTAGAACCGTATGTAAAGGCTTTCTCTATCCACTTCTTACAGGTCATCTCACGAACGCTACCATCTTTCTTTATGAAGCGTACAGAGAAGATCTGTCCATTAGCTGAATCAAGAATCTGACGCTTTTGTTCGATAGTATAGGTGTTCATGGTGTCTTTCCTTGCAGATGTTTGCTTTCGATGTGTGTAGAATACGACCTAAAGAATCATCTGTCAACCTCTATTTTCAATCTTTTTAGCCATCATTTAGCCACTAAAAATGAGCTTTGTATCTTATTGATTTATAAAGCATATTAATAATCCTAAATATGTTCACCATATACTATCTATAAC